ATGCTGTACCACTATTACCAAATGCAGCAGTAGAAATAGTGCCGCCAGTATAGGAACCGTTTGCTCCGGGATACTGGTTCAAACCGCGCAAACCGTTGGTCGCACCATATGCCGTTGTCGTTGAACCTGCTTGGTCATTGTTCAAGATCATTGACAAACCTTCTTGCTGCGAGAATTCTTGCAGCATATCGTCAACAACGTTTGCTTCCAGACCATCAATATCGTCAAGAGCAGCAGTACGGATCGGGAACTGAACGTTGATGTCTTGCATATTCAGTTGCCAGATGTTTGTACCGACAGTAGTCGCTGCACCATTGTTCTGGATTGCGTATCCCCATGCTGCACCTGCATCACCAGTCTTTGCGCGGAACTGGTAAGTGGAACCATCTGTTGACACGTTGCGCGAAACTCCACGCATAGGGTTCAACAGACGCAGTCTATGGAATACTGGATCATAGGCAGTGCGACCACCAATGCCAGCACCGGAACCTGTAAGCGTTGAAGCTTCAAGCATATATGCAGTATGCTGATCTTCACTTTCCCACAGTTTAATTTCTTTGTGTAGCTTGTTGCCTGACTCTTTCGTGAACGATGCAAGTTGTTCACGGACGCGACGATTTACATCACCGCGGACAGTTTTATGCGGAGTCCGAATAATCTCAGGTACATTGATCGATGCAACCTTTGCTTCAAGAGCAGCGATTTGTTCTGTAATTTCCGACTTCGTAGTTTCGATAGTTGATTGCAGTTTCTGATCAACTTCCGTTTTGATGGTTTCAATCTTGGCGATATTAGATGCCTCAATTGCGTCAACCTTTTCAAGAATTTTGTCTAGCATGATAGTTCCTTTATACAATGCGTTTTTCTAATGCTTTCAGCAAGTCCCTCTGTTCTAACGCAGCAAGGATCGCTTCAGCTTCCTTCACTACCGCATCAGAATCACTCCGACTGGCAGCGTCTTCAGATTTCTTGGGAGCATCACGCTTATCCAATACTTTCTTGAAGATACTTGATGCGGTAGTCGCATCTTTTTTAGCGACACCTGCATCACGCAAGATACGCTCTAAAATTCTTGGATTCAAAATACCATCGTCGCCAAATGCTTCAAGTTTGCTAATCTCTGCATTGGGATTATTTGGATGCATGACAACAGATACTTCGCGCAGACCACCTTTGGTGATTTGGAAATATCCGTCTTGTTCTGGATCGTCACTGCCCATTGTCATGGGAGTGCCATCTTCATCTACCCATTGATACTCGTCGGCATATGCGCCAACAGAAACGCCACCAAACATTGTCGGCGACTCTTTCAAGATTTGATATAGGTCAGAACCGTTGACTGTATTGACATACAATCTGCCTTCTGCTTTCATGCCATCATCGGTAAATTCAAAATTTGACCATTCGCCAACAGGCATACCGTTGTCGTTATGGTTCAGAAACATTGGCAACGGTCTGTCGCCTTCCATAAATGTTTCTGCCCAATCTTTGAAACCTTCAGGCTGATAATTAAATTTTCGACCGTCTGCGCCTTCACGCGCTCCCCAAGTCGTTACGACTGCTTCAATCTTGCCGCTTGGTTCTTGGTCTCCCTCTTTTTCTTTTAGCGGGAGGCTCAATCGCGCTTCGCAAATTACTGTCAATGTCTTCATTGATTACCCCATATTTAATTGATTGGTTGTCATCTTTTATCGTATAGGGCGGATCAGTTGCGGGAATCTTAACATCTTGCCTCTTGATTTGGGAAGCTAAAGATGCTAACGCTAATTTCATTCGGCTCATGTAATACCTATGTTCATGCGTCTGGTTTGATTGCCGCCACCACCACCAGTATCTTGTGGAGAAGTACCGGATATTGCGTCTTGTTGTTTTGCATCATTTTTTAATTCGTCTGCGCCATCTATTTCACTCATGTTCAAATAAACTCGCGCTTCATTTGCCGTCATAATACCTGCGTTTACGCCAGCAACTACGAAATTCATTTGGTCTAACGCAGCACCTTTCAAAAAATCTTTTGTGTCAAACCTCACACATAGATTTGGATAACCTTTTAGCAATGACTTATTTAACTTCTGTTCCACGTTAATAATCATCGGATACATGACTGTTTTGTAAAACTCATCAAGCATCGTTTGAGTATTATTATATTTTTGGTCAGCAATACCAAGCATTGCCGGAGGAACGCCAAACAATCCACAAATTCGTTTCATTGTTTGTGTCTTTAATGCAGCAGCATCGGCATCTTGCAGCGTCAGCATTTTGACTGGCTCATACCGCATACCTTGATCCAGCAACATTCCTTGTCCCGGTTTGCTTGGGTCGTTTGCTCTGCTGCCCATAAGACTATTCCACGCTTCTTTAATACGCGCAGCAATTTCTTTATATTTGACATCAGGTATTACTTGATCCGTCATGAATACGCCAGAAGGTTTCGCGCCATTCTGCATAACAAAGTTTGCATACACATCGATATCTTGGTCTAACGCGACCAGTTCGGTTGCGAGAATGCCTTTGTTGAAACCAGATGAACCTTGCCATGCTGCTTCTTTGATATGCATGACTTGGTAATACTCTAATGGAGTGTCTTTAGAGAATCCATATGATGGGCTGGATAGCACATAAACTGGATATCGCGTATCTGATAGTTTGACAGTAATAAGCGTTGAATCAAGGTTGTACATCTCAATTGGCGTTTTTGTGCTGTCGTTTTGATTGTCGCGCCACCACAAAGTGAAAGACTCGCCAGCAAGTTCTTGCCACATTACCCACTGATACCAGAACTCATATGCACTCTGGAAATTATTTGGATTCATCAACAGGTTCAAAACCTGCTTTGCTTTGGTCTTTTCACGCGATCCAACGCTTTCGCTGGCAATGGCATCAACAAAAGTGCCATCCTCCGAGCGTGACATAATGCTAATACTGCATTGTGATAACGCTCTTGCTTTGACGCCAACGCATCCCATGACTGTGGAATTGCGTGTCAATGCTGATATATCAAACGTTCTGCCAGCAACAGTCGTGCTTGACGTTGTTACATACAGAAGTTGTTGGGCAGGTTGATTTGTTGCGCTACCAATGATTACTTGGTTGCCCAATTGCATTTGACCGAGGACAACGTTTGCCTCATTTATTTGCTTCTTTTTCCCGCTGAACCTGTCAAACAATCCCATGATTACCTCAAATTTTTCAATGTATTACATCTGAAAACTTCTGAATCCAAAACTGTTTGAAACGAACGGATTATCTAACGAACAATGTGCAGCAATAATCAAAGCAATTATTCCGTCAACCTTCGCTGCTTTATCCGCTTCATTTTTGCGGATTTTAATATTCCCATTAACGTCTGTATAGACTTCGCAGTTCCCTAACTGCCATCCAACAAATGGATTACCGTCGTGTTTGATATTATTGTTGAGAATCAATTTCTCAACGTATTTTGATGGATTGTTCAATACCGCCATGCCTTGTCCTACCTTTTTAACAGGTATCCCATAATCATGCAAGCGAGCGACCATTGAAGCAGCGTTGTAAGCATCGTAGCCGACTTCTTTGACATCATACTTTTCGCACTCTGTTTTGATGTACTCCGATATTTCTCGGTCATCCATTACGTTGCCTTCCGTAATCTTGAGGATGCCGCTTTGACGCGCCAGACGGAAGATGTCGGCGTAATGCTTTGGTATTAGCTGCAATCCTTCTTCTGGCAAAAAGAATTGCCAATGCGCTTCGTAATCCATTTCGCCATATCGCTTGAGCGTACAGACTGCGTTCAAGTCTCGCGTTGCTGCCAAGTCAAAACCAATAAATACTGACTCAGGTGTTCCACGTGGAACCTCAATAATACTTTCCTTCGCATCCCAAAATGATCGGTCAATCCATGCTTGGTTTGCCGACACAAAGATGTTTAGCGTCTTGCAAAGGAATTCATTCAACGCTGCTGGCTTATGCTTTGCTTCTTCTGCTCTCTGCGCAATTGCATCTTCAAAGACGCTAATACCATGCATAGGGTTTGCTTTTGCCCATGTCGCCGGATCGCGCCAATCGTCTGCCATATCTAACCCATACAACAGTCCAAACCATTTTGGATTGTCTTCGGCATCGCCTAGCAACCTTGATCGGAACAAAGCGTAATCTTCGTAGAACTTTGTGTCTTTGGTGAACGACGCTGTTGTAATGTAAATGCGCAAAGGGTTCTGTCGCGCTACCATCCCTGAATGTAATACTTCAATACTGTTGCGATCAACGATCTGCGCTGCTTCATCAATAATCACGCAAGAAGGGTTCTTTCCGTCGCCTGTCTTTTTTGTGTCACGACTCAACGCCTTAAACATTGACTGCGTGTCGCCTCGCTTGTTAATA